AAGAAGATTATTCTTAACATTAGAGAAAGCAATATCTACAGCTGCTAAATTCCAACTCTTTGAATTCAATGATGAATTTACAAGAGCACAATTTAGAAACTTGATTGAGCCTTTCCTAAGAGAAGTACAAGGTCGTAGAGGTATAACAGACTTTTCAGTAGTTTGTGATTTAACAAACAATACTGGTGATGTCGTTGATAGAGGCGAATTTGTCGCAGACATATTTGTTAAACCTGCTCGTTCAATTAACTTTATTACACTAAACTTTGTAGCTACACGAACAGGTATTTCGTTTAGTGAGGTAGGAGGTTAACCATGGCAGCAATAGATGATTTTAAATCAAACTTACTTGGCGGTGGTGCTAGAACTAACCAATTTCGTGTTACAATTACGGAACCATCTGGTATCGCAATAGGATTAGATGTAAGAAGAACTTCATTCTTATGTAAAGCTTCTAAAACACCTGAAGTTGCTTTAGGAGAAATAGAACTTGCATATAGAGGTAGAAAAATCTATATGACTGGTGATAGAGAAGCTGCAGGTGAGTGGTCTACAACATTTTATATGGACACAGATTACATGATTAGAAATGCTTTAGAAAGATGGTCAAATGGAATGAATGACTTTGCAGATAACACAGGTGTAACTGCTATGTCAGAATATGCTACAGACTTAAATGTAGACCATTTAGACAGAGACGGAACTGTTATTAAGTCATATATCTTTAAAAATGCATGGCCTAAATCAATGAGTGAAGTAACTCTAGATTCCTCAGAGGATAGCACAATAGCTGAATTTGAGTGTACATGGAGATATCAACACTTCGAAGCTAGTGGCGTAAACTTCTAATAGTCTTGATTTAAACCTTTATAAATAAAAGACAATAAAGGAGATTTTATTATGGCAGAACTATTTGGTTTTAGATTTGAAAAAATCAAAGACACCAAAAGTCAAGAAAAATTCACAGTACCCCCAGCTGATGACGGAACAGCCGAAATAGCAGGGGGTGGTTTCTTTGGTCAAGTTTTAGATGTAGATGGTAGAGATAAATCTGAACTTGATTTAATTCGTAGATATCGTGAAATATCCCAACAACCAGAATGTGATTCAGCAATTGAAGACATTGTAAATGAAGGTATTGTATCTAATGAAAAAGACCAAGCTGTTTCTATCACTCTTGACAGATTGGATTATCCTAAAAGTATAAAAAATAAAATAAGGGAAGAATTTGACCATGTGTTAAGTCTTTTAGATTTTGATGTCAAAGGACATGATATTTTTAGAAGATGGTATATTGATGGTAGAATTTTTTATCACAAAGTTATAGACAAAGAAAACCCTAAAAAGGGTGTCGTTGAAGTAAGATACATTGACCCTAGAAAAATTAGAAAAGTTAGACAAATTAATAAAAAAACAAAACCAGGTTCATCTATGGATTTAGTAAGAAATGTAGAGGATTATTTTATCTACAATGAAAAAGGATTACAACAAGGTCAGATGAACGAAGGTATTAAAATATCAGATGATTCTATTACATATGTACCATCTGGTATAATTGATATGAATAGAGGTCATGTTCTAGGATATTTACACAAAGCAATTAAACCAGTCAATCAACTAAGAATGATTGAGGATGCTGTAGTTATTTACAGATTATCTAGAGCACCAGAAAGAAGAATATTTTATATTGATGTAGGTAATCTACCTAAAATAAAAGCAGAACAATATCTAAAAGATGTTATGAATCGTTATCGTAACAAATTAGTTTATGATGCTTCAACAGGTGAGATTCGTGATGATAGAAATCATATGTCAATGTTAGAAGACTTCTGGTTACCTCGTAGAGATGGTGGTCGTGGAACAGAGATTACTACATTACAAGGTGGACAAAACTTAGGTGAAATAGAGGACATAGAATATTTTAGAAATAAACTTTATCGTTCATTAAATGTACCTGTTTCAAGAATGGAGGCTGAAAACAATTTTAGTTTAGGTCGTTCAACAGAGATTACAAGAGATGAATTAAAATTTACTAAGTTTGTACAAAGACTAAGAAAAAAATTCACCCCACTTTTTACAGATATATTAAAAGCACAACTTATACTGAAAGGTATTATTACTGTAGAAGATTGGAATAGTATGAAAGAACATATTCAGTATGACTTTTTACAAGATGGTCATTTTGCTGAATTGAAGAAAGCAGAATTACTACAAGACAGAATAAATGCATTAGGTTCTATTGAATCATATATCGGAACATTCTATAGTAAAGAATATGTACAAAAAAATGTTTTAAATATGACAGATGCTGAAATAGATGAAATGCAAAAACAAATTAATAAAGAAGCTGGAACTGATGTTGAGGATGGTGGTATTGATATGCCAGATGGCGGTGATGGTATTACTAGATATCCACAGGATGCGACAGGTTCATTTATATCCCATGATGACTTAGAAGGTAAGTCTGATGGTGTAAATAATAAAGGAGATAATGATGGCGGAAACTAAAGATATAATAGATGCTTTATCCACAGGTGATAATCTTGGAGCTGAGACAGCATTCAAAGATACAATCAAAAGTAAAGTTGGTGATGCACTAGAAACAAAAAGAAGAGAAGTTGCAAATTCATTTGTAAAATCTTCCGATGCAAAAGGAGAAGATGAGGGAGATGGCGAAGTTTAAAGATTGGTACATACCATTCTATGAAAAGGATGAGCACAAAAAATCTAAGGAATATAAGAAACTCAGCCCTAAGATGAGGACTGCAGTGGATGATATTTTTAGAATTATGGATGCCAAACCTTCAGATTTCCTAAATACTTTTGAAAAAACTATAAAACAGGCTAGTAAAAAACACAGGGTAAGAGAAAAAGACCTGATGCAATACTTCGAGCGAGAAGTATTGTCAATTTAAAGGGTAAAAAAATATGTCATTTACAACAAGAACATTAAGAGACACAGTAGTAAATGCGGCTGGCGCTGGTGGAACGGTTACAGTATTAGTAAACATTCAAGATGATACTACAGCAAACAATGCTATTTTAGATGCTAGTGCACTAGATGGTCACGCAAATGGAGCTAAATTAGATATTAAGAAAATATGGTGGCAGCTAGTTCAAGGAACTGCTGATGATAATACTGGTCATGTGGACATTCAATTTAAAGGTGCTTCAGCTGACACAGTTGCAATTAGACTTGCTGGTACAGGACATTATGATGGCACTGCTGGATTAATTAAATCAAATGCAACAAACACATCGGCAACATCTGGTGATTTAGAGATGAGTTGCTTTGGAACATCTGGTTCAGTTATTATTGAACTAGTCAAAGATGAGAACTTTACAAGTTAAGAGATATGAATAAAGTAAAATTAATGTCAGAATCAACTTTACAAGATGTAGAGTATATTACTGAACAAAACGAAGACGGTAAAAAAAATTACAAGATAAAAGGTATCTTTATGCAGGCTGATATCAAAAACAAAAACGGCCGTGTGTATCCTATGGAAATACTTCAAAAAGAAGTTAAAAGATACAACAAAGAATTTATCAATGAGAAAAGAGCTTATGGTGAACTAGGACACCCAGAAGGTCCAACAGTAAACTTAGAAAGAGCTTCTCACATGATAACAGCACTATACCCAGACGGTAAAAATTTTGTAGGTGAAGCTAAAGTATTATCAACACCTATGGGTAATATCGTTAAGTCTCTCATGGATGAGGGTGCTAAACTTGGTGTTTCTTCAAGAGGAATGGGAAGTTTAGAACAAAAAAATGGTGCGAACTATGTACGAGATGATTTTTATCTCGCTACAGCTGCTGATATTGTTTCCGACCCTTCAGCTCCAAGTGCTTTCGTAGAAGGTATCATGGAAGGTAAAGAGTGGGTTTGGACACATGGAGCATTATTGGAGGCGGATTTAGTAGAGATGAAAGAAAGGATTAATACTAAAATTCGGAAAAAACAAGCGTTAGAACAGAATATAGAGTTTGCAAAATTCTTGAAAATGTTGTAATGTATAAATAATGACTAATATAGGATTAAATTAAACAACACATTAGGAGATTATCCGATGGCTAATGAAATCGAAAAAACTATTGAGGAATTAGAGGCAGAAGTCCTAAGTGAGCTCGAAGAGCAATCGGCAGACGCTCCAAAAAAAGGTGCCGCACCTGCGGAACCTGCATTAAAAGCTTCTGATGCTTCAAGTGTAACACCAGGTGGGGAAGTACAAGATATGGGCCCAGCTGTTACATCACCAACACAAGCATCTGGCCCTGGCACTCAAGCTGGTAAAAAAGCGAAAGAGGCTTCAGGTGATGCTGCTCAGAAGAAAGAAGGTAAACCTGATTCTATGGATACACCAAATGACGGCGAAAAGAAAGTTGCTAAATCTTTAGCAGCTGGAGATGAAGTCGAAATGAAAGATGACCAAGAAACTATTTCTGAAAAAGAACAAACTGATGAAGGCATGCATGATGATAAAAAAGAAGGTATGCACGGTGAAATGTCTAAAATGGAAATGATTAAAGCTATGAAAGACATGGAAACAGAAATGAAAGAAATGGACAAAAAAATGGTCATGTCAATGTATAATAAAATGAAAGAAATGATGGCAAAAGAAATGTCTCATGAAGAATCAGAAAAAGAAGCATTGAAAAAAGAAGCTGTAGAACAAAGAATTAAAGAAATCAATGTACAAGAACATGTTGAAGCTCTTATGAGTGGAGAAGGTGACTTGTCAGATGATTTCAAAAAGAAAGCTGCTACAGTTTTTGAATCTGCAGTTAAATCTAAAGTTCGCGATGAAGTCACAAGACTTCAAGAAAACTATGACAATGAGTTAGAAGAAGCTACTAAGTCTGTTAAAGCTGATTTAACAGAAAAAGTAGACACATATCTAAACTATGTTGTAGAAGAGTGGATGAAAGAAAATGAACTAGCTGTAGAAAGAGGTCTAAAAGGCGAAATCGCTGAAGACTTCATAGCTGGACTAAAACAGCTGTTTGAAGACCATTATGTAGACATCCCTGATGAAAAATATGATGTACTTCAAGCACAATCAGACAAGATTGCTGAGTTAGAAGAGAAAGTTAATAAAACTTTAGAAGAATCAATCAACTTTAAAAAGTCGAATGATGAACTAACTCGTAATAAAGTTATTTCAGAATCAACTTCTGATTTAGCTGACACAGAGATTGAAAAGTTCAAAGAGCTAACCCAAGATGTAGACTTCGAAGATGAAGAAAGCTTCAAAGGTAAACTTGATACTTTAAAGGAAAGTTATTTCCCTAAAGTTAAAAAGGAAGCTACTGAGACAATAGATAATGTAGAAACTGGCCCTGCACAGGACATTGACATGACGGATTCTATGGCTGCGTATACGAAAGCTATAAGCAATCATGGAAAAGGTTTTGACACGGGTGCAACTAAGTAAATTATAAAATAATAGGAGAAAACATATGTTTCAAACAGAAAGTCTTCAAGAAAAGTGGTCGCCAGTCCTTGCACATCCTGATTTACCAAAAATTGATGATGCATACAAAAGGGCAGTAACTACAGTAATTCTTGAAAACCAAGAAAAAGCTATTAAAGAAGACAGGAACTTCCTTTCAGAAGCAGCTCCAACTAACAAAACTGGTGGAGATGTTGAGAACTGGGACCCAATTCTAATATCTTTAGTTAGACGCTCAATGCCTAACTTAATAGCATATGATGTCTGCGGTGTACAACCAATGACAGGACCTACTGGCTTAATCTTCGCTATGAGAGCAAGATTCGCTTCTATGGACGGTGCTGAAGCACTCGGAGATGAAGCTGATTCTGGTTTCTCTAATGATGACGCAGCTGGGGACCTAACATCATCTGCTATGACAGGTTCAAACCCTGCAACACTAAACGATAGCCCATCTGCTGGTACATACTTATCACCAACTGGTATGAGTACAGCACAAGGTGAAGCTCTAGGTGATTCATCTGGTAACGCTTTCGCTGAAATGGCGTTTAGTATTGAAAAAACAACAGTAACCGCTGTTACTCGTGCTCTAAAAGCTGAGTATACAT